CCTAATTTTAACCCATTAGTTCCGTCATGCGAAGCTACATCAAAGTCATTAGTGCCATCGCTAACTGTAACATCCCCATCTATACTCACATTCCCACTTGCATCTTTAACTATTATCTTACTAGCAGGTATAGTTATAAATACGTCTTTTGTTCCTGAACCAAGATTAACAGCACTATTGCTGTTAGAACTGGCTATAACTGTGGTTCTGGCTAGTGTTGTGCCAGAAGAAGTAAATGTACCCAAACCAACCTCAAACGCTCCGTTGGTGCTATCTACTATGGAATAATATGTTGTATCTGAATTAGATAGGTTTGCAGTAAAAGTTTCAAAATTTGTTACAGCACCTGCAAGGGTTATAGTGCCTGTACCTGTGGTAGTTGTAGTCTCTCGTACTCTATCTGCAATTACTAATGCCATTAGGCTATCCTTATTATTGCGTTACTTGCATCCGCTGCGGGGAAAACAACTGTGAAATCTCCTGAAGACGATGATTTATCTGCACCAAAATCCAAGACACATACAGATGTATCGCCAGATACACTATCGTTAAATATCAAAGCCCCTCTAGCTGTAATCGTTGCAGAACTCCATGTTGAATCTGCAAAATCTGTAAGAGCCGTTGTACCACTTGTTGAAGGGTCAACTCTTGTTAAAGTATTTCCTTTTGCTGAGTAATTTGTTCCTGATACTTCGTTACTTGTTGTATACGCTGTTGTATCAGCCGCTAGACTTGCACTGCTCGTATACAATGCAATCTGAAACGTAGAGCCTCCACTATTTAAAAAATTGTGTTTTGCCTCTAGCAGTTCTTGCTTAAAGGACGTACACATCGCCTGAGTTATTGCCATTATAGTCTCCTTATATGTTCAGCAAGCTGTTCATAACCTGCATCTTTTATAGCATTATATACTGTAGTTCTATCAGATTTAATAGCTTCTTTCATGTAAAAAGTTATAAGTTTTTCCAAATGATCCTTAAAAGCTCTTGCCTGATCTCTTATAGCAGGAGGAGCATTATCTCCAACCTCAACTACTTTATCTACACATCTCTTTGCTACTTCCTCTGGGGTAAAGCCTCTGTCTTTCGTAGTATGAACATTAACTATTGGGTCTTTTGGTAATTCCATTAACATTACATTATCCTTGGTTCACCGTTTCTATAGCTGTCTTTTTTGTTTCTTCCATCAGCTAATTCTTTTAATGAAGCTAAAGCTTCGTCATATCGAGTTTTACAGAAACTAACTATATCAGGCTCACCTTTCATAAATGAATAAGCTTCTAGCAAAGAGCCGTATAGCAAAGCCGTTTCTGCGTTATCTCCTAGCCAGGATGTAGAAGATGTTACTATTGATGGTGGATCATAGTAATAGTGCAGTTGCACTGTGTAGCCAGAGTTTGGCGTAGGAGCTACTATAAAATTGTCGCCATCAAACTGAGCATAATATACAGGTTGACCTGATGTTGCTGTAGCAGGATACGCTTCTCTAATAAAATTAACATCTTTTGGCAAAAGAAACGCATAGTTGTCACTCCCATCAATAACGGCAATAGAAAAAGTAGCCAAATGATCGGTAGGCTTTGCCAAAAACCTGTTGCTTGATGTTAGTGCAGTAGTAACATTCTTCCTTAATTCTGGGATAAGTATTGATCTATATATTCTTTCTTCTGTTTGTTTAACAAAAGTAGGAATATTATTAACAAATGTTGTTTCTGTATTATCGGTATATTCCTTTATAGACGCTGTTAACTCTGTATAGTTCATTTTTTTTCCTTGCTCGGTGCGTATAGATTATCAAAAATCTGGTTAACATCCAAGACATAATCTAAATCAGACTTAGAGTAGTGTATATATTGGGAAGGTTTAAAGTCTGGTGCGCCTTTACCTGTCTCAAACCATGCAGGGTGAGTGACCCTAACCCTGTTGTTAGGAAGCGAAACTATGTTGCCTGTCCATTCCCCTGCATCTAACAATTCTAAAACGTGACTTTGCTTGTGTTGAGCAGGATCATCTGCTATCTCACTTCCAACATAATCTACAGTAAATAGATATTTAGCAGGAAAAAAGTTATCGTTAACTTTTGCTAACCAAGGACATGGTGTAGCCCTGTCCAAAACATACACTGCGTGGTCAAGGGAGGAACAATCCCACGGTTGTGCATAGTGAACAGGCATAGGCGTTGCCCACTCCTCTACTGGAGTGTCTGCTACTAAAGCTGTAATCGGCATCCTCGCCCACATTGCTCCACCATGTACGTTTTCTTCATCTGTATTGTCTGCCTCACATCCACTAAATATTATCTGAAAACTTAAACATCTATTAGGCATTGTTGTCACAGCTATTGCCATTCCATGTAAAAACTCCCCATGATATTTTTCATGGTTACAAGTATATTCTCTTCTTACCCAACACTTAAAATGGGGTATATTGCTTTGCAAATAAGCCATATTAACTTGTTGTTACTGATACAATACCAACCTGACAAAACATTGTATCTATTTTAGCATCAAAATCATCAAACTGAGGAACTGCAACATGAATTTCTAACGGTTCTGTTGTATCAGGTCTTGCGTCTCTTATAGACTGAGGGTCGTCACTTTTTATTCTTCCTACAAAGTTTTGAGGGTGATCACCGTCAACAACGTCTCTGCCTACTCTTAACCCATTTTTTTTACCATTAGTAAACTCATACACAAGTTCTGCTATTGGGTATCTAAACCCTGTTCTATCGCAAATTCCAAAAGAGTATTTTCCTTTTGCATAAGTCATTAGGCACTCGTGTAAAATGTATTATACGGAACAAACTTAATAGAAGCTGTTTCTGTATCTTCTCCTGCGGCTAATTCAAATTGAAACTCATATTCTTGCTTTAAAGCTTGAACCCTGTTTGCCACTTCTGGTTTTTTCATTGCTATATAGTAAGCCATACCTGCAACTAAACACGGCACAAATCTAGGAGGAACATAACTTGTTGTTGTTCCTGCTATACCAGAAGATATGCTGTCTATACCTTTTAATCTAAAATACGCTAATGTGTAAGTTGTGTCTGGAACAGGGTGCAATGTTACTGTTGTTGATCCTGAAAGTCTTTGTACAAATATCTGTGTAGGCTTTGCCTGTGTGTTTTTGTTAGATTTTTGAGCGTATGTAGATACACTTATTCTAGACAGATTTGTGTCAAGCTGAGATGTGCCTGATCCTGTTCTAATCGTATGCTCTATAATATCTATTGTATCTGTGGGCATAGTGTATGTGGCTGTTCCTGCCGATAACGACAGAGTTCCAGAGTCTATAGTAAAAAGATTTATACCTCTGTTTTGCCATTCTAATGTAAGTATATTTAAGCTTCTTCTGGCTGTTTTTAAATCATAACCAGATCGCATCTCTAGACCTGCTCTTTCAAAAGCTTCTTCAAATAATTCTGGTAAATCTGGTGTTACAACTGCCATTTTATCTCCCTAAAAGTTACATATAACTTTTTTCACATTATATATTAATCTTCTTTTTTATCAATCACTAATGGCTTGCAGTAAGCTGAATAGTTTCTAGTCTTACCTGCTGTAGATAAATTTACTATATCTTCATACCATTTGCACTTTGAATAACTAGAATATCTTATTTCTCCTTCTGGTTCTGTGTTGTTCATTATAACTAAAATAAATATCAATGTTTTCATTTAAAACTATCATTTAAAGAGTCTACTACACTTTCTATATTCGGTTCTTTCCCATTTGGGTCGTATTTACACTGGTACTCCATTGGGCATTGCCCCTCTACTACTAATGTATATGTATCATTTGCTCCTTTATAAATACATACTTCCTGTCCATTCTTTGCCTTTCTTCTTTTATACCTACGACACGTTATGTATTTGGGGTCTTCTCTTATTCCTAATCTTTTTTCCTGCTCCCATGTCCAATCACTAAATTTCTTTAAAAAACAAGTAAAACATTGTTTAATGTTTTCTGATTTAGCTAAATATATTACTTCTCCATCGGCACATAGCCATTCAAACGTGTGTTGCCCACCATCTCTGCGTAGACATTTATTTAAACCACCCTCTGTCGATCCCCATGAGGGAGTAAACAAATAAACCGAGAATAGCAGTTCCAACAGCCAAGGTAACAACAAGAGCGATAATGCCAACAATCTTTTCTCGTAAAATCTTTCTGTCATAGATCTCTTTCTGCCTGCGCTTTCGTATTTGACCTTCCATCTGCAACA